TCACTTCCGCTTTTCCAGGTCGCGGCTGCCGAACCACCAGATGATGGCGGCGGTGGTCGCATAGACCAGCATCTCGACGATGCGGCGGCGGTCCTCGTCACTGTAGAGCGCGAAGAACACCAGGCCGGTCAGGCCGATCAGCAGCAGCGTCAGCATGGGGCGCACCAGGCGCAAGATGTTCGTGACCCACTGGCTGGCGCGGCCGTAGCTGCGGTCGTGATCGTAGGAGGCGGTGCGCAGGTCGCGTGCCGTGGCCAGCTCCGCGATCAGCCGTTCATTCTCCCATTCGGCATTCTTCGCCTCCATCTGCAGCAAATGCAGCCGCTCGGCATGGGCCAGCTCCAGCTCCAGCGTGCGGCGTTTCTCGCGCGCCTCCAGGAGACGGATGCCGGCGGACGCCACGAGGCCCAGCAGGCCGGTCGCCCCGCCGGTCAGGATCGAGGCGAAGAAGCTCAGGACGTCCATCGTTTGTCTCCCCACTCTCTTGTCGGCCCGCAATCGACATGCAGGAAGGTTGAATAGAAGCCGAAGCCGGTGAAGCCCGATGCGCGGGCGGCCTCCAGCAGCGCCGCCCGGTCGTGGCCGCGCAGCGAAAGATCAAAGGCATCGCCACTCTTGTGGCGGGAGAGCGGCGCGCCGCCGACACGGGCGTTATGGACAGGATCGCGGTAGGCCGAGGTCACGATCACCGGCCGGCGCAGCGCCTCGCGCAGCGCCTGCAACCGGTCGAGGGCAGCTGGCGCGATCAGCAGGGAGCCATCGCCCCGGCTGGCGATCTCCCGTGGCGTGAAGTCCGGCCAGTGCCACAGCGCATTCGGCACAAGCGACCAGTGCTGGAAGAAGCTCACGGTAAGGCACCGCCCAGCAGCTTGCCGAAGGCGGCCCCCAGCGCCGCCGCCGCGCCGCCCAGCAGCATCAGCAGCTTCCAGCCGCCGCGCGCCTCGGCCAGCGTGCCGCGGATCGCCTTCACATCCTGCTTCAGCTCCGCCATATCGTCGCGGCTGTCGCGCATCTGCTGTTCCAGCGTCGCCAGACGCTCGCGTTCGTCGCGGGTCATGCGAACCCTCCTTGTCTCGTCGAAATGTGCTAGGGGTGACAGCCCATCTCCCGGAGCCATACCCGTGCTTAGAATCCTGCCGATCCAGATCTGCCTGCTGATGCTTGGCGCTTGTGCTTCGACACCGCCGGAACGGCAGGTCCGCTACGAGATGGAACCCTGCCTCGCCGCGCTGCGCGCCGCCCTGCCGGAGGCGCGGGATGCCCGCTTCGACCCGTCGGAACTGACGCATCGCGGCGGCGACTGGACGATCCTCGCCGAGGCGGTCTCGCCGGACGGCCGCTGGCGCCGCGCCTGGCGCTGCGATTTCCGGGATGGCGTCTTCCTCTCCGCCGCCTGGCTCGACAAGGCGGAGTAGGGGATTTTTGTTCCCCCTCACCCAGCTTCGCCTAGTTCGCTACCGCTTCCTTCAGATGTCATTCCCGGGCTTGTCCCGGGAAGCCAGGGTTCAGCTTACTCGACCGGGGATCCAGCGAGCGGAAGCCTGGACCCCCGCGATAAATGCGGGGGTGACGGTTGGAGTTGAAAGGGCACCCCCAAGGGCAAGGATGGCGGGCACCCCGCCTAACTCAGCCGTTCCTCCAGCTCCAGTTCGGTGGCGAACAGCTGGAAGGCGCGGTGGGTGACCGGCCGCAAGGATCGCAGCCGGGCGATGAACACCCGCTCGGCACGGAATTCGGTATCCTCGGGATCGGCCACCGCCAGCACCTCGCCGCTGGGGCCGGCTGCGCGCTGCAGCTCCAGATGCACGCGGTAGGCCTCCTGCGCCGACTGATGCTCGATGGGGTAGGTCGCGACGCGCCGCCGCGCGCTGTCGCCGAAGCGGGCCGTGCCGTCCTGCGCGCGGGCGATGCGGGCCTCCGCCTCAAGGCCCAGTGACGCCCCATACTCGTAATTCACCGACAGGCTCACCGCCGGCCCCAGCCACAGCCGGGCAAGGTCGAGGAATCCGTCGGTGCTGGCGCCGTCATCCAGATCGAACCGCCAGTAGCGCGCGGCGACATCCGGCGGCGTGGCCATCATCACGGCAGCATAGCCGTCGCGCCGTCCGCCGCCCGGCCAGACATCCAGCCAGCCGGAATCGTAGGCGACGGGGCCAAGCTGCAGCGCCAGCGCCGCGCTGGCCGCCGACAGCTCGGTATCGCTCAGCCGCCGGCCATAGAGCTGCACACGGGCGAGATGCCCGTCCAGCCGTTCGCCGTCCGGCCGGCTTCCGAGATCGAGGCCGGTGATTGCGGGCAGGGCGCCCGGCGTGCCGGCCACCGCCGCCCCGCCATCGGCGGAGGCGGCCGCGACCCCGGCAGCGAAAGCGATCCCGGCCACGGATGCGGCAAGGGCCGCCGGGCTGCCGGTGGACAGGGCTGCCTGCTCGACCCCGCCGGCGACGATATAGCCCAGCCGCGCGCCGCCCGACCCGTGGCGCAGCTCGATGGCGTTGGCCGCCGTGCCGTCATTCAGCCCGGCGATGGCGACCGATCCGGCGCGCCGGCTGCGGTAGGCGGCCAGAAGGGTGCCCTCCGAAAGGCCAGTATCGAGCGTCAGCCTTGCACTATCGGCGGCGCGGGTTGCGGGGGCATCGGCTGTCGGGATATAGCTGCTGGCGTCCGGTCCTTCCTCAGCTTGCGCGCCCCAGACCAGCAGCCCGCTGCTGCCGTCGCCCTCGTAAGTGCCGCCGGGATTCAGCAGGCGGCAGGCAGTGAGATAGGAGGCCTCCCCGGCGATGGAGCCGGTCAGCACGCAACGCGCCCAGCCATTGGCCAGCGGGACCAGCCGCGCCGAGAGCGCCGTGCCGGTCCCGCCCTGCGCCGTTGTCGCGGTGCCGGCGGTAAGGTCGAAGGTTCCCTGCGCAAAATCCCCGCCGCTGGACAGCAGGAGGGCAAGGCGCGTCCGCCCGGCCGGCTTCACGAACAGGCTGAGCGTGACTGTGGCCCCTTCCGCCACGCTGACGGGTTGGGTGATCTGGTGGATGCCGGTCGCCGCGGATTCGACCAGCGCATCGGCGGCGATAGTTCCATCCGGCGCCATCGCGGCTTCGGCGGTAATGGTCGCATTCTGCCGGGTCCAGGCGGCATCGGCGAACCGGGCGCTGCGCGCCAGCAGGTTGGTTCGCGCGCCCTCAATCAGGAAGCCGCGTGGCGTGCCGCTGGCCGGCTGATGATCCTGCCGCCGCCCATAGCGCGGGGCCAGGCTCTCCAGCCGCCAGGCGATGGTCGGGCTGCCGGTCCCGGCGGTGCTTTCGATGGCGAGGCGGGCCTGACCGCTCCGCCGCTCGAAGGCCGTCAGCGTGCCATCGAGATAGCGGGCGGCATCCTCCGGATCGGCCAGCCGCACCGCCTCGCCGACACAGAAGGCACGGTCCTTTTGCTGCAGCACGATCTCCAGCGTGCCGGGCGGATCGAACCCGTCGAGGTTGATCGTCAGCGGCTCGGTCAGGCCATAGCCCTGGATCACGCCATTGCGGTCGAAGCGGGTGGCGAGGCTGGTGCGGGTGAAGGCGATGCGCGGGTCTTCCGGCCCATAGCCGGTGAAGTCGAGATCGAGCCACGGCCCCGCGAGGCGCGCATCGTCGCTGGCCCGCAGGCGGTAACGCGACGTGGGGCCGGGGCAGCCGGCAGCGGGGGCGGCAACCGCGCCAAACAGCGCGGCCAGGCCGATGGGCTTCGCCTCGCCCAGATCAGCCAGGATCGCCGTATCGGCAGGCCGATTGCCCAGCGTGCGCGCTGCCTTCGACAACCGGTCATCCGCCAGCGCCGTCTGCGGCAGCGCTGCCGTCCAGCGCCCACCGGCAAGTTTCGCGCGGTCAGCCTCGTTCACCCAGCCCAGGATCATGTTTGCCATGGTCGGTCCGTTCCGGTTGCAAGAAAAGGGGGGAGTGGGGGAAGGGAGTGAGTTCACACTTCGCTGCCGTTTCCTTCAGCCGTCATTCCCGGGCTTGTCCCGGGAATCCAGGGTTCAGCCTGCTCGGGCCACCATCCAGCTAGCGGAGGCCTGGACCCCCGCAACAAGTGCGGGGGTGACGGCTGGAGAATGGATGGCGGCGGGAGAGAGTGTATGCGCGGCGTCCGGGTGAGGGGAGAACAGCGCTGGCATCCCCCTACCCCCAGGCCTGCAGGGTGATGCGGTCGGCGGTGTAGTCCTCCTCGACGCCGAGCAGGATCAGCGCACGGCCCTGCGCATAATCGAGGAAGCAATCGTCGCGGTAGGCGATCTCGTCGCCCAGCCAGGGCGCGCCGGCCTCGAAATAGGCGGCGACCGGCAGCTCGAACTCGATCAGGTCGCGGCGCACCCCATGCAGGGCCAGCAGCCGGTCGGCCTCCGCCGCCGCATCCTCCGGGTCTTCCAGCAGCGTCATGCGGCGCAGCTCCTCGGACAGCGGGTGTGCCACCAGCACCGAAGGATCGGCGGCGGCCACGGTGCGGTATTCCTCGGACAGGAAGGCGCGGCGCTCGGCCGGCACGCTTCCGGCCAGCTGGTCGCCCTGCTGCACCAGCCAGTTGCGCCGCCAGCCCAGCACCACGCGGTGGTTCGGCAGGCCACGCCCGGCATCGTTGGTGGCGAGGCGGCGCGGATGGGCGACCATCGACCGGTCGAACATGGCCACCGGATTGCCGGCGGGCGCTTCCAGCCGTCTGACCGCGAGCTTGCCGGCGCGGGTGAAGTACCAGAAGCCGCCGATGCTCTCGCAGATCAGATCGAAGGCCTCGGCGATACTCATCGCGCGGTCGATGAACAGGCCGAGGCCGATGCCCGACGTAGCCTCGTTCAGCGCCTGGAAGCTGGCATGGTCGAGGTCGAGGAAATCGACCAGCTCGGAGCGGGTGACGGCAATCGTGCGCAGCATGTCGGCGGGCTGCGCGGTATAGCTGGAGGGGTGCGGCGTGCCGCCGGTGACGATGCAATTCTTAGCCACGTGCCCGAGCTCGATCTGCGCGCCCCAGGCATGGATCGCCGCCGCCCCACCCAGGCTGAAGATACCGGGCGAGACGGTTGCGCCGGAGATGGTCTCGGTCACGGTGAAGCGCCGCCAGCCTTCGTCCAGCGTGATTTCCTGCCGGGTTGCCGCCTTGATGCCCATGCCCAGCGTTACGCTGCCGACCACGCTGCGCAGATAGATCGAGAAACTGTAGGGCTGGCCGGCTGTCACGCTGACGCTCTGGCGGAAGCCCGCGCCCTCATTGGCGGGGATGTCGATGCGTTCGGCGGTGGGGCCGCCATTCGGGCCGGTGATCACATCGTTCACGACCGTCACGCCGGGGTCTTTCGCCCAGGCCGGGTTCATGAACTGCTCCGACCACAGGAACAGGTTTTCCAGCCGCTCGCCCGAAACCTTGGCGGTGATGGTGCCGGCCGGACTGCCACCCAGCGTCACGAAGCCCTCGGTCACAGTCTCGCGGTACTGGCCGGCGGCCGGCGTGCCGGTGACCTTGGAGAGCGGCGTGCCCCGGTCGTACAGTTCATCGACCGAGAAGATCGAACCGTCATGCGCGCCATAGCGCAGCGCCGCCGTGTTCAGCGGCGCCAGCGGCACATTGTGGCACAGGCCGTAGCACAGGAGCTTCGGCCGGCCTTTGATATCGTCCGCCGTGCCCTCATTGCCGGCCGAGCCGCTGTTGCTGCCGGCGTAGGTCTCGCGCTGGATCGGTACCTCGAACTGCGCCTGCCGGTCGCGCAGGAACAGGTGCAGATGCAGGTCCCGCCATTCCGCCTGTTCCGCCGTGCCGGCGAAGATCAGGTCGAAATCGTCGAAGCGCCTGCCAGCTTGACCGCCATTTGGCCCGCGATAGAGGCGGAAGGGCCGGCCGTCCCAGCCGGCGCCAGCATAGCGGTCGAAGAAGCGGTCGGCATTGTTCAGCACGATCTCGCCCGCACCGGTGACGGAGCGCCCGCCGGTCCGGCCCGCCCCGAAGGCATGGGCGGAAAAGCCGGGCGGGCTGACGATCAGCGGCAGGAACTCGATGTCCGGCAGTGTTGGATCGTCGGGTGCGGTGCGGTACGGGCCGGTGGACAGGCGCAGCGTCTCCACCGCGCCGTTTTGGAACAGCGCGATCTCGGCCAGATACAGGATCGGCATGGGATGGTTCCTGTGAGGGGTTTTGAACCCTCTCCCCTTGCGGGAGAGGGTGGTGAGCGGTAGCGAACCGGGTGAGGGGGCGGTGGCGATTCTTCGCTATCCACTCCGGCCGTCACCCCCGGTCTTGTACCGGGGGTCCAGGTTTCCGCTTGCTGGATGCCCGCCCGAGCAGGCTGAACCCTGGATTCCCGGCACAAGGCCGGGAATGACGGTTAGAAAAACGGCGCCGCGCGGTGAGTCCATTTCTCTTTATCTCTCTCCCGCAAGGGGAGAGGGGATGTACCTCACCCCGCCGCGATGATTCGGCCGAGCGACTGGCGGATGGCGGCCATTTCGGCGCGCAAGCTGGCAAGGTCGGCGCGGGCCTGTTCCGCCTCGCGGGCCTGCTGGCGGCGCAGGGCGGCGATTTCTCCGGCGGTCTCGTCCGCACCGTCAGCCGGCGCCAGCAGCCGGCGCGTCTCCCCGGCGGTGAACAATCGTGCCGGGCCGGTCGCCTCCAGCTCCGGTCCCTGCTCGCCGACGAGGCGCAAACCGCCGGCATGCCAGCCACCCGCCGCGAAGTTCGGCGTGCCGCCCGCCGCGATGATGGCGGCGCGGTAGGAGTCGGCGAAGGCGGCGTCGGAATCGATGCGGTCGCGCACCGTGCCGCCGCCCGACATGGTCTGGCCGAGGCCGGCGAGGATGGCGTCGCGGGTCGAGCGCGTCAGGCCGATCTCTGCCATGTATTCGCTTGACGAAGCCGTCTCGCCATAGCTGCCGGGAACATAGGAAACACCGCCCGAGCCGCCACCACCGGACCCGCTGCCGCCCCCGCCGCTCGCGCCAAGCCCGGCGATCAGCCCCTGCAATATGGCGGGCAGCTGCGCCAGGCTGGTGGCGATGGCCTGCTGGCCGGTCAGCATCTGGCGCAGCGTATCGGTCTGGCTGCGCAGGCTGGAAAGCTGGCTTTCGGCGATGGCGAGCTGGCGTGTGGCCAGGCTTTCGGTCGCCTGCAGCACGCTGCTCACCCGCTCGAAATCCGCGAAATAATCGGCGGAGCTGGCATGATAGGCGCGGCTTGCCTCCAGCAGCCGGCGGCTGAGGTCCGGCAGCTCGCCGATGGCGGCGCTATCGCCCAGCTGCGCGCGGGCAGACACTTCGTCGAACTGGCGGCGCGCCTCGGTCAGCCGGTCGGCGGGCGACAGCGGCGACAGCTCGGGATCGACCAGCAGCGACAGGCGCGTGCGGGCAAGCGTATCGGCCATGCGCCGCCAGTCCGCCGCCTGATCCTCCAGCGCGCGCAGATACTCCTCGGCGGCGGCGATCTGGGCATCGGCATAGGCGCGCTGCGCCGCGGTCAGCCGCAGGGCAGTGCCCTCGGCCGTCTGGCCCAGCGCGGCCAGCGCCGATTCGGCGGCGCGCAGCACCGGGATGTTGCTCTCGACCGTCGAGTAATAGTCGATGACGGCGCGCAAGGCCGGGGCATCGAGGCCGGACAGCGCCTGCGTCAGCCCGTCATCGCGGATATGGCGCAGATCGGCCAGTACGGCATCCAGGTCGATCAGCCCCCTGGCCGCCAGATCCTCCGCACTGCCGCGCAACTCACGGAAGCGGGCGATCACCTGATCCAGCGCGTCGGGAATGCCGTCCGCCGCGCGCCGCGCCGCATCGGCGAAATTGCGCGCGGTCAGCTGTTCCAGCGTGACGGCGCTGCCGGTCATCGCCTCGCTCAGCGACTCCACCAGCGCGGCCACCAGCCCTTCCGCATCGGCGAAGCTGCCGCTGGCCAGCGGATCGGGCCGGGCGGAGGCCGGCTGGCCGTAGAGGTCTTCCTGCGTGCGGTAGAGCCAGAAGCGGTTGCCGTCGCGCCCGCCGGTGGCGAGGTCGAGATAGAGATCGTCCGGCAGCGGCAGCTTCAGGCCGCGCGTCACCTCGGACAGCGCGCCCATCACGAGTGTTTGCAGCGCGTCGCGGGCCTGCCGGGTCTCGGCGTTGGCGCCATCCTCGGTCGGGCGCAGCGTGCCGGAGAGCATGCCCTGCAGCGAGGCGGTATGGTCGCTCGGCTTGCCGCCGAACAGGCCACCCAGCAGGAAGGGCAGGGCGATGCCCGCCACCGGCAAAGCCAGCGACAGGGCGGAACCGAATCCCGCCAGCGAACCCGCCGTGGCGATACCGGCATTGCTCATGCCGCCGGCGACGGCGGAGACGCCCAGGCTGGCGGCGGTCGCTCCACCGCCGAGGCCCACGGCCGTCGCGCCGAACAAAGAGGGCAGGCCCGAAGCGAGTAATGGGGACAGGATATCGCCGCCCATTAAGGAGCGGCCTAGCCCGAGCAGGTCGGTGATACCCGGACCAGACCCGCCCAAGGGGCCACCGAGCCTGTCCGTCACCCCGGCGACGGCGCTGCCGGACAGGCCCAGCAGCGAGCCGAGCCCCGTCACCACCGGCACCACCACGGGGCGGGCGATGGCGAGCGCGGCGAGTTCCCCCAGCAGCCGGGCGAAGGCGCTCTTCAGATGGTCGGCCAGATCGCCGAAGCGCAGCCGCCCCTCGCGGAAGATCACCGTGAAGGCGTCGGAGAAGCCGCGCTGGATGCCCTCGGCGGCCGTGCGCAGCGCGTCCGTCATCGGCCGGCTGCGGCGCTCCAGCTCGGCCAGCTGGCCGGAGATGCCGCCGATCTGGCTGCTCAGCCGTTGCAGGGAAGGCTGCTGCCGGTCGGCGCTCTCGCCGATCTCCGCCAGCGACCGCGACAGCGTGCGCAAGCCGCGTTCGGCGGGCAGCGTATCCAGCGCGATCTCGATGGTTTTCTGCACGGCCAGTCCTCCAATGCGCGGTCGATGGCGGCCTCGACGAATCCCGCCGGCGCCTGCCGCGATGATCCCGCATTCAGCCGCCCGACATAGGGCACACCGTTGCGGATGCCCGTCTCGGTTAGGTGCCAGCCGTCGCGTGCCCGGCCGGTCTCGACCGGCGTGGCGGCGCGCAGCTCGGTCAGCAGGCTCGTGGCGAGCCGGTCGCGTGTGTCGGTGATGGCGGCTTCCAGATCGGCCTCGGTCTCCTCGATGCCGGTGACGGTGAGCCTCATGAGCGGCGTTCCTCGATATGGGCGAGCCAGGCGGCGTCCAGCGCCGCGATCAGGAGGACGAAGGTCTCGAAAGCCTCGCCCGCGATGCCATGCCGCCGCGCGTAAGAATCCAGTGCCGTCCAGGGGATCGGCCCGATAGCTGACATCGCCAGCGACCGGCAGCTCGCCAGCTCCGCGAAGGCATCGAGATACCAGCCGAGGCCGGGGGCGAGGTCCGGTTCGTCCAGCACCGCTGCCGGCAGATCCGCGCTACGCTCGGCGGCGGCCTCGGCCAGCCAGTCCGCCCGGCTGCCCCAGTCCAGCCGCCAGCGCAGCGCGGCGGTCAGTTTTTTGCCGTCTCCGCCAGTTCGGCGGCGCGGAAATTGGCCGCCTTCTGCGCCTGTTCCTGAATGTCGCGGAACAGCTCCGGTAGGTCGGTCAGCAGCTTGGCGGCGGCGCTGGGGGTGAAGGCGATGTCCTGCCCGTCGCGGTCCCGGATGCCGTCCCAGCCCAGCAGCACGGTCTCGGCATAGACTTCCGCCAGCAGCTTTTCCGCCACCGCCTCGTCCAGCGTGCCGGCCTGCATCTGCCGGCGGTAGGGCCGCAGCTTCGTTTCCAGCGCGCGGGCGAATGCCTTGTTGGCCCCGCCGGCACGGCGGATGGTGATGCGCCCGAACGCGCCATAGTCCAGCACCAGCCCCTCCCCGGCCTCGGCCTTCGGGTCGGTGGCAAACAGATCGTAGATCGACTGCATGGGGGTTCCTTTTCTAAAACCCTCTCCCCTCGCGGGAGAGGGTGGACGCGAAGCGTCCGGGTGAGGGGGCGGCTCGGTCTGTGCGGCTCCCCCTCACCCAGCTTCGGCTAGCTCGCTTCGCTCACAAGCCTGCGCAACCCTCTCCCGCAAGGGGAGAGGGAAGGGCTACGCCGCAAACCGGTGGAAGGCGGCGGCGAAGCCTTCCGAAGGATGGCGGATCGCCTCGAAGGACAGGCGCGCCATCACATCCTCGTTCGGGCCCGACGCCATGACATCGGCATCGGTGAAGCGCAGCCGCGGCAGATCGAGGATCAGCGCATTGCCTGCACTGTCGGCCAGCCGCACGGACAGCGCCGAATCACTGCCATCGAGGAATTTCTGATAGAGCGCGCGGCTGCCGAAATAGGTCTCGATCTGCCCGGTCGCCTGGAACTGGCCGAGGCCGATGCCCGCCGCGCCGAAGCTGCCCACCGCCATCTGCTCGCGCAGATTGTTGGCGAGGTTCAGCGAGAGCGAGCGCGCGAAATTCGGCCCGGCCAGCTCCGCCCCGCCCTCGCGGATCGAGGCGACATTGCGGGTCGCGTTCAGCACGGCGGATGCTGGCGATTCCGTCACGCTGGCGGCGATGCTGCTGCCGGCGACGGCGGCGTCGCGGCCGATCACGCCGAAGCTGGCGGTGGCGATCTGCCCGGCCTGGATGGTCAGCCGCGCGCCGGTCAGCAGGCAGCCGCGATAGGCGAAATATTCGCCGACATCGGTAAGGCCGCGTTCCAGCGTGAAGCTGTGCGGCGTCACGCCGTTGCGGATCGTCGCGGCATTGAGACCAATGGTCGCCCCAGCGGATTCGTCGGCGGCAGGGGCCGGGCTGACCGCGATCTCGTCCGCCGCCACGGCGATGACGCGGAAGAAGCCGTTATTGCCGGCAGTGGCGAAGCCGCCCACGCGCACCCACTGGCCTTGCGTAATGCCTTCGGCGATGAAGTCGGTCAGGCTGGAAGTAAAACGCCCGCCGCCGGCATCGGCGGCGATGTCGTCGGCGGAAATCGCAACCGCCTGCCAGTCCTCGGCGAACAGCGCCGCCATCAGGAAATCGTCGGCGGCGCCATGGCTCAGCTCCATGCCGATATCGCCGCTGACCGAGGCGCCCACCTGCGGGATGTCGGCGACCATGCGGTCGGGCCGGATCTCGTTCGAGCGCGCGGTGCGGACCTGGTATTTCAGGCTTTCGCCGGTGATGCGCAGCGCGGTCATCGCCGGGCTTGCCGGGGTCTCGCCCCACACGCTTTCGCGCACGCTGCGCAGGGAAACGCGGTTGGAATCCGCCATTGCTGACCCTCCTTCAGGGATAAGAAAAGGGCCGCGCGAAGGCGGCCCGGTGGTGTGTGCCTTATGTCTGGCGCAGCCGGTGCGTTCCCCCTCACCCAGCGCCGCCTAGCTCGCTGCGCTCACAAGGCTGCGCAACCCTCTCCCTCCAGGGGAGAGGGAAGTTTAGAGACAGCTTCGTAACCCTCTCCCCTTGCGGGAGAGGGTGGCGAGCGTCAGCGAACCGGGTGAGGGGATATTTGATGTTTCGCTGGCTTTCCCGACGCGCGCCGGGCGGTTAGGCTCGCCGTTCGGAACCGGAGAAACGGGATATCGCCTTATGACCCTGCATATCGGAATCGTCGGCTGCTCGGCGGAGGGCGCGGCGCTTTGCTACCGCACCATCTGCGCCGAGGGCGCGGAGCTGCTCGGTCCGCACGCCCACCCGGAGGTCAGCATGCACACGCCGCCCTTGTCCGACTATGTCGTGCATCTGGAGCGCGGCGACATGCAGGGCGTGGCCGACCTGATGCTGGCCTCGGCGGAGAAGCTGGCGCGCATCGGCGCGGATTTCCTACTGACCCCGGACAATACGATCCATCAGGCCTTCCATCTGGTCGCCCCCCGCTCGCCGCTGCCCTGGCTGCACATCGCTGAGACAGTGGCCGAGGAGGCCGCCGCGCGCGGCTACAGGAAGCTCGCCCTGACCGGCACGCGCTGGCTGACCGACAGCGCCGTCTATCCCGACGCCCTGGGCAAACGCGGCCTGAACTGCGTGAAGCCAACCATCGCGGAGCGCGACGCGATCATGCGCGTCATCATGGACGATCTGGTCTATGGCCGCTTCACCGAGGCGGGTGTCACGGTGTTCCAGCGCATCATCGGCCGGCTGAAGGAGGAGGAGGGCTGCGACGCCGTCATCCTCGGCTGCACCGAAATCCCGCTCATCATGCATGACGGCAATTCGCCGCTGCCGACGCTCGATTCCACCCGCCTGCTCGCCCGCGCCGCGCTGAGACGCGCGATTAAGGGATAGGGGGAGTTGTAATTTGTCATTGCCGGGCTTGACCCGGCAATCCAGGGGCCACGGCCTGAGACGCAACAGGCAGCGCGCCGCCCCTGGACCCCCGGGTCAAGCCCGGGGGTGACATGTAGAGATGCCCCCCCCTCACACCCGTTCATCCGCCTGGAACGGCACGGTGATGAGGGTGAGGCGCCAGCCATGGCCGTCGGGGCCGGTCTCGGTGATGTCGGCGGCGGCGAAGCTGACCGGGCCGATCGTGCTCTCCAAACTGCGTCCCTCGAACAATGCCGCTGCGCGGTCGGCCAGGCCGGCGGCCTCGGACGGGCCGCTGTTCGCCGGCACGAACAACTGCAGCAGCACCTGCCCGCGCCGCCGGAAGATGCGTCCCTCCGGCGCGCCCAGCGTCACCTGCCGGCCGGTCGAGCCGCTGACCGAGAGGCGCAGCCAGGGACCGCGCGCGGCGGCATCGTAGGTCAGATTGTCCCAGGCCAGCGGAGTCTCGCTCCAGCTCGCGGCGGCATGCGCCTCGACCGCGCGGCGGATCGCTTCCAGGCTCATCGCCGCACCTGCAGCCGCCAGGCGATGGCGGTGTCGCCGGGCTTGATCGCGCCGACATGCACGATGGACCATTCGGTATCCTCCAGCAGCAGGACGGAGCCCGCCTCCGGCACCACCGGCAGCGCTTCGGCGGCGACCAGCACGATCCGGTCGCCGCGCCGGACCATGGCATTGTCCAGCGGGCCGGGCGTGGCCTCCTGCACCACGCCGGTGATGGCGTAATCGGTACTGGCGGTCACGGTCGCCCCGGTCAGCGGGTCGAAGCCCTTTACCAGCCGGCGGTAGGTGAGGCTGGCGCCCTTCTCCGCAATCAGCCTGAGTGCGCTTTGCGCCATCCGGTTATAGAAGCCCATGGGACAATCCTCCTAGGCGCGTTCCAGCGGCTCCGGCGGGCGCACGAGGCCGGCCAGCATCCGCTCGATGGCGGGGTGGCGGGGAAGCGGAGAGGCGCCGGGGGCATAGGCGATCTCCACCTCCCCCGCCTTCTCGCGCAGCGGCTGTCCGCCGGGCGCGATATCGGGGGTGAGCGGCCCGTCGAGCGCGCGCAGGGCCAGCTCGGCACAGGCCCGGCGCACCACATCGGGCACCAGCGTCAGCAAGGCGCCTTCCTCGTCGCGGGCGCCGCGGCGCGGCCAGGCCAGCGGCTGGGATGGGTGCTTGCGGCTGCCCTTCCAGGCGAAGGCGCTGTCGAGATGCAGGGTGGCGGCGAGGAGGGCGGCGGTGCGTGCCGCCTCGCTCGCCTCCGCCCAGCCGTCCCGGCCACGCAGCGCGTGATGCGCGTTGGCGAAACCGAGATCGGCATAGGCGTTGGCGGCGGGATTGTCCCCGCCGCCCAGCTCCACGATAAGGCTCATGGCTAGCTCAGCGGCCGGCGCAGCCGCACCGCGAGGTTGCCGTCCAGCACGGTGAGGCCATACAGCACGTCGAGGGCGACATAGTTGGTCGCCGTGTCGCCGTCGTACCACATGCGGGCGCGAAGGCTGAGGCCGGTCACCGGGTCGGTGACGCTCTCGATCTGCGCGCCGCGGCCGTCGCCGGTGGCCGGCAGCGGGGCCAGCACCAGGGCCGCGAAATTGCGGTGGAACATCAGATTGGCGCTGAAGCTGCCCGCCGCACTGCCGGTCCCATCCTCGAAGCTGACGACCGCGCCATTGGCGTAGTCCGTCACGGCGGCGGGGTGGATGGAGAGCGTACCGGCGCCATCGGAAAGCGTGGCATCCGCCGTGACGACATAGCGCTGGGCATGGCCCTCGATGACGAAGCTGTCGCCGGCCGTCACCGTGGCCCCGGCGGCGAAGCCGTCCACCGACAGGCTGGCAGCGCCCTGCGCCACCGCGCTGTCCAGCACGCCGTCCACATCGCTGCCTGCCGAGATCAGCGTGCCCGAGGCATGCGGCCGGACATTCTGGTTCACGAAAATCTCCGCGCCGAAGCGGGTGCCCAGGCTGCCGCGCAGCAGCGTGTCCTGGTTCGCCGTGCCGCCGGTGACCAGCGCCGCGTGGAAGATGTCGAGGCCGAGGAAATCCTGCTCGATGGCGGGATCGACCATCAGATGCAGATTGCCGTCATCGACCGGCACCAGCAGCTCGCGCAGGCGGCGGCGCGGCGCCGTCACCCAGCCGGCCCCGGCGCTGCCGGTGACATCCACCGCCCAGGGCACGAAGCGGTACAGGCCGCACAGATCCTGGTCGATGGCGTCGGCCAGCGCATAGGCGGCGGGGCGCAGATGGTCGTCGATGATGCGCTCCGAGGCGTAGGCGAGGTCGCGGTCGGAGACGGCGAACTTCACCTCCTTGTGGCGGTCGAGGCGGATCGGCACCGTACCGGCGTCAATATCCTGCGCGCTGCTGCCGCTGCCCGGCGCATGGTCCTGCGCCGCGAAGCTGGAGGGTACGGGCACATTCACCGTGTCGCCAAGTCCGTAACTGGCGCGCTCCGCCTCATAGCCGCGATAGACGCGGCTGGCGAGACCCAGCGCCTTTTCCAGCTGGATCAGCGCTTCCTGCGCGAAGAAGGTGGCGTTATAGGCGCCAAGCGAATTGGCCATGGGCTTCTATCTCCTGTTGAGGGGCGGTGTGGTTTGGGCGAGGGGGCGTTTCGTGTAGGTGCGGCCTTAACCCTCTCCCCTCGCGGGAGAGGGTGGTGAGCGCCAGCAAACCGGGTGAGGGGGCGGCGGTGGCGGTGCGACACCCCTCACCCAGCTTCGCCTAAGGCTCGGCTGCCGCCTCGCCAAAGCTGCGCAACCCTCTCCCGCAAGGGGAGAGGGATGCGAAGGGTTGGCGCGCCAGCGCCTTACCCGAAGCTGGGTGAGGGGGGAAGCTACTCCCTACCCCAATATCGCCAGCGGCAGGCCGGTGCGGGAGGCGGCCTCGCGGGCGGCGCGGTAGCGCGCCGGGTCGCGGGCCTGGTCGCGGGTCAGCGTGATGCCGCCGGACAGCGATGTCGCCACCACGCCGGC